TTCGAAGCACTTTTCAACGTTGTGTAGCCCAAATCGAGTACTCACACCCTTGAAAAGTGCTTCGAAAACGCACTCTGAAATGTTTGTCCGACCTTCCAAAATCTTCGTTTGGGAGGGGTAAAGTTGCAAATAACATCATTCCATTTATCATAACACGCCTGGCGAGTTAAATACATTTTGCTGAATTGAAACGCATTTTCAGCAATTATTAGTGCATTTTCATAATTTTCCAGACACCATGTTGTTTTTTCAATCACATCAGACAAGTCTCTTTTAACAGGAATGTAGTGCTCCCACTCTTTCAAGAACTCAAAGAAGAACTCGTTCCCTGGCCTGTCAACTAGTAATACATGACGATGGGACCATAGTAGAGTCTTCAATCTGGCCGAATACGGACCAGCCCCCTCTATGTCAATGAGAAGGGAATAGGTTCGAACAAGGTCGGTGTGGATATGTACTTGCTGATACCGAGGAGCGTGTTTCCTGAAGGTATCCAATGCATATCGAAGATGTCGAATAGATCCCTACGAACATTTCCGATTGATAGTAAGGTTTTCCGCATGTGGTCCATGTGGCGAGCATAAATTGCGCAATTTCAAGGCCCGGGCAACTGACGTCCGTGTTAAACGTGCGTGCGTTGGTTCCCTGTCATAGGAACATTCAAGCCATGTCAAAGACGGTGGGCATGCAATCGTCGCCAATCTAGCCTTGCCGTGCGCATGCAGCTCATTGTGGCGAGAAAAACGTCGCGCTTTGAACGCCGCCGCTTTCATACATCGGTCTAAAGCGGCATTGGAATGCATGCCCCCACCGCCCCAAACGAAGATTTGGAACGGCCGAACTAACCTTTCCGAGTGCGTTTTCGAAGCCCTTTTCAAGGGCGTGAGTACCTTATTTGGGCTACTAATCGTTGAAAAGGTCTTCGAAGACATATATTGAGATGTTGTGTTCGAAATAACAAGATATGATGATAGCATGATGAGGATTGTGTCCGACGCTTAGCAACGCATCACGCTGATCAACGCATCAATCTGATCAACGCATCACTCGTGTTAAATCCTAAAGGTCGTGCGTGCCGGTCACATCTCACGCGTCACGATGCGACCATGAAATCGTCAGAGTGTCTGTAGAAATCACAAGATGATAGCACGACGTGTCTGAAACTGTCTGTCGAAGACACAAGTTGATAGAGCATGATGAAATCATCATTGATATGTCAGCTGAGCAGCGCATCAGTTGTGTTACGGGGCGTGCAACATGCAACTAAAGAAAGTGCGATGTATATTTATGCTCCCCAAACGAAGATTTTGGAAGGAACGTGTGTTAAAGAGCGTGCGTACGAGCCGTCTTAAAGAGCGTGCGTACGAGCCGTGTTAAAGAGCGTGCGTGCCGGCCATGCATGAGTCGTAGCATGAGGGCGTGCATGCTGGCGTGTTACTTGACATCTCACTCTGATAGCATGACGATGTGTCAGACAACTTTCAGTCGAAGTCAAGATGAATCAATGATTCAGAATCATTGATGATAGCATGATGATGTGTCCGAAAGCGAGCAACGCATCAGTCGTGCTAAAGGGCGTGTGTGCCTGTCATGTAGGCCCTGCGTCGAGAAACCTCGCTTACCGGCGTTACCGGTTCTTCGACGGTCGCCACCACAGCCGCGCTGCAGCCCGCGTGCCCCGGATCGGTCATAAACAACTCGATCCGGACCTGAATGGCCTCTAATCGCGCCTTCATGTACGGGTCCGTTCGGTACGTGTAGTTGAGGTTGTCCAATCCCGCCTTGGTGCTTTGGATGCAATCCAACAGAACGGCTCTTGTCGGTTCACTCGAACGCTCGTACAAGCTAATGCCACTCTCGATGATGTTGTTGACAAAGTGGACGGTGTCGGAACGATTCTCGGGATGAATGATGGTACGATATACAACATCATACCAGTTATTGTTGTATATTTCAACTTTGCGCGTGTTTATTTTCTGATTCTTCTGTACAAAACTCAGAAACTTAAGTTTCGAAATGATGTCGCATATCGCATCTGCCGAATCCATTTTTAGTTCTTATTCTCTGCTTTTAACAAAAAGTGCGGCGTGTTCACACGGTCACGTCTTTCACCAACGGTCAGACAACGCGAGATTCGCTGTCCGAAGTTGACTCCGAAAACGGACAACACGGTGGTGGTTCGGTGGTGGATGCGCTGTGGAAAGCAAAAAAGTCGCACATTCGCCCCTCGGTCGAAAAGTAGCATGAAAACGTAGGTAAGAAAGTCGATAACAACAAAAGCAATGATTTGGGAAGTTTAAGGCAACCCAAATCGACTCTAATGGCCCTTTTCATGGCATTTCTTGCTCTTTTCCTTACCCAAATCATTGCTTTTATTGTTATCGACTTTCGTATCTACGTTTTCATACGCACTTCATCCGAGCCTACGATTCAGAGGGGCGAAAGTGCGACTTTTTTTGCTCGCCACAACCCTAGTGGCGGTCTGTTCGGTCGACGAAACAGGGTCGGTGGACGTGCAGCATGTGATGCAACGCACGCATAGCATGGCCACGCCGAAATCCGTAAGTTTGTCGAACGCACGAGAGGAGATGCGGTCATCAGTGTGCGACTCATTACATACGAGACGTGCTAAAGAGCGTGCATGCCAGCCGTGTTAAAGAGCGTGCATGCCAGCCGTGTTAAAGAGCGTGCATGCCAGCCGTGTTAAAGAGCGTGCATGCCAGCCGTGTTAAAGAGCGTGCATGCCAGTCGTGTTAAAGAGCGTGCATGCCAACATGTCTGTCGCACTCTTTGCTCCCCAAAGCGAATATTTTGGAACGGCGAATATGGACAATCATCATGCTATCATCATCTTGTGAGTTTTAACACTGAGCTAGACTGACACATCATCATCTTGTGATGTCTACACACACATCGTCATGCTATCATCATGAGATGTGGACTAACGCATGCACACACCTTTAACACGACGGATGCCATGCTTCTCAATGGAAACAATCATCATGCTATCATGATCTTGTGAGTTCGACAGACACATCATCATGCTACCATAATCTGGTGAGTTCGACAGACACATCATCATGCTATCATAATCTTGTGAGTTCGACAGACACATCATCATGCTATCACATCATGCTATCATAATCTTGTGAGTTCGACAGACACATCATCATGCTATCAAATCATGCTATCATAATGAGATGTCGACTAACGCACGCACTCCCCCCCCTTAACACGACTCGCAGTCACGCTGCCACGCACGCCCCTTTAACACGACTCGCACGCACGCCCCTTTAACACGACTAGCACACAGGCCCCCTTTAACACGACTGATGCCACGCTTCTCAATGGAAACAGTCACCATGCAATCACCAATGATTCACCATCTCGTTTTGCATGCTGGGGGTGGCATTGTATCGTGTTATCGTCGTTAATGGGCTTGCCCAATCCGGTGTGGGTAAGTATCGCAAATGTGTTTTTCACCAAAAATCGAAAATAATCTTCTCCATTGTTCCCAAAAGTTGTGCACCCCAAACGAAGGTTTGGGAAGGATGGACAAAAGATAAAATGCGGATTTCGAAGGAAGCACTTTTCAAGGTCGTGAGTACTCTATTTGGGCTACGAATCGTTGAAAACTAAATCGAAAATCCGCATTTCATCGTTTGTTCATCCTTCCCAAATCTTCGTTTGGTGAGCATAAACGTGGTCTATTTTGAGGTATTGTGTGTCCAACCAAACCACGGCGACCCGCCTTTTCAAGTGTCGTGTTGCAAATGGGTGAGTAGGGGTGACACGTGATGGGTCTGTCTAACCGACAACTTCGGCGACAAGATGATGCTAGCATGCTGATGTTGTGGCGCCATTCTTTGCTCGATGGAGTGACGGAACTGGAATGTGCACCCACTGCACTGGCCGTCCCCTCTTCTACACACTAGCTAAACGTGCGACTCCCATGAAAAACTGGAACGTCTCCAACCGAGGGTGCGCGCGCAGTGCCTCGGCGACGCTGGCGATGTTGTGCGCCAAATCGTCGATGAACACCACACTGTCATACGCGCCAGGGGCCAGGTTGTCCAGGATGTAGTGCCCCTTCGAGGCCCCGCTCAAATAGCAGACGATGCCCGATAGGTCGCCCAATCCCAAGTGACTCAGGTGCGCATCGGTGATGGCTTTATACTTGGGGTTCCTCGCCGTGACAAGACGCAACGTGGAGTTGCTGCGTCGAATCTGGCCGAGAAGCGTCGCAAACCCCGCGGCATCGGTGGGCTGGGGCAGGTGCTCTCGGATGTGCGCAAACCAGTCCTCCGTCGCCCGCACGAACGCTGAGGGGCGGTCGCAGTTGAGCGACTGAACGTGGTAATCGGTTCGCTCCTGCCACCAACGCTCGTCGATTTGCTCGTAAAACAAGATGGTCTCGTCAATGTCCACGAGGACGAGCGAATTGGGACGTACTGCAACGTCACGGAACGTTCCAATCCTGTTCATGTCTGCTTTATTGTGATTTTTTAAAACCTGGGCGACGGTCGACTGCGACTCGACGCACATCGGCCTCGACACCAATGTCGCAAGCTTGACTACTCGCAACGAGCGTTCCCACGTCTCTCGAGCAACCGACTCTCGATGAGGCAAAGTAGAAAGTCGCACACTTTCATCTGGGCCATTTCGGGGTCCACGCGCGGCACATCCTCGACCGGAGCCTTTCTCGGTCGCTTCTTGGCGCGTTCGCCCCAATTGTCGCCCTCGTGGTGGGTCGAAGCGATGGGCGACTGCATCGAACGATTGGGCGACACGCCCACGAATTGGTCTATGTAGGGGCGTGTTAGAGGGCTCGGTCGGGAAATGTTGGCAAACGTTTTCGACGTGTGTTGGTAACGCGTTACATGATGTCCAACAGCATGCTCCCCAAAAAGACGATTTGTAAAGGCTGAACAAACGTTTATGATCACCAAACGAAGATTTTGGAAGGATGAACAAAAGATGAAATCCGGATTTTCGACTGACTTTTCAACGATTCTTAGCCCAAATAGAGTACTCACGCCCTTGAAAAGTGCTTCGAAAATCATGATTTCCTCTTTTGTTCATACTTCCAAAATCTTCGTTTGTGAGGGATAACGTTTCAGAGTGCGTTTTCGACGCCCGTTTACAGGGTGCATTTTAGAACTTCTAAACGCACATAACTGAAATCTTGGGTTCGACCTCAAGCCTTAGGCTCAAGGGCGTGCGTAACGGTGCGTGATAGTCTACATCGATGATAGCATGACGAATCATTGATGATGTGTCTGTCAAGTTATCAAGATGATGCTAGCATGCCGAATCGTTCCCGATGTGTCTTGTGACTCTTGTCAACAATGACTCGACGCATGGCGACGCGTCTGTCGACAATTACTCGACATCATGAAGATGCGTCGCACCATCCGTGTTAAAGGGCGTGCGTAACGGTGCGTTTTAGTCTATATTTCTCTCACGATGATAGCATGCCGACGATGTGTCTGTCGACATCACACGAGGATGATGGCATGCCGATGCGTCCGTCAAAAGATGATGATATGCATGCCATCGTGAAGATGCGTCGTGTTCCATCCGTGTTAAAGGGTGTGCGTCAATGTGCGTGTTAGTCGACATTTCTCATGATTTTATGCTCCCCAAACGAATATTTTGGAAGGATGAAATCCGGATGTTCGACTGACTTTTCAATGGTTAGTTGCCCAAATCGAGTACTCACGCCCTTGAAAAGTGCTTCTACCATCCGGATTTCATCCTTTGTTCCTCCTTCCAAAATCTTTGTTTGGGAGGGATAGATTTCTGAGATGATTTCTCACGATGATAGCACGACGACGATTTGTCGGTCGAAATCACAGGATGATGATGCATGACGATGCGCATGTCAACCATGAGTCGACATCACAAGATGATGATATGCATGCCATCGTGAAGAAGCGTCAAGATTTGGGAAGGTCGAACAAACGTTTCAGAATGCGTTTACCAGGGAAGCACTTTTCAAGGGTGTGAGTACTCGATTTGGGAGACGAATCGTTGAAAAGTGCTTCCCCGTCGAATCCCCTGGAAACGCATTCTGAAACGTTGGTCCGGCCTTCCCAAATCTTCGTTTTGGGGAGCATACAAATGGGCCAAATCGTTGTTTGGGGACCATGATGATAGCGCATGCCGATGTGCGATTTGGACTCACACGATGATGTTAGCATGCCGATGTTCCATTTGAACTCACATGATGATAGCACGATGATGTGTCACATTAATATCGGATGAGAGCAGGCCGATGTGCCATTTAAACTCACACGATGATGATAGCATGATGATGTGTCACTGTGTCTGTCGAACTCGCAAGATGATGATAGCATGATGATGTGCTATTTGAACTCACACGATGATGATAGCATGATGATGTGTCACTGTGTATGTGATTACGACGATGCCACGCGAATCACGCGCCGATGCAGGTGGGTAGGTGCATGGTGGAGTAGAATGATGATACTAGAATCCGAGTCTCGTTTCCACCCGCACACCACCACACGACTCGCTGCTAGTTCGTAGGGCACGTGGTGTTCACAGTGGCTAACGACGTCTCCGACGGGCGCCCGTCGCGTTTCAAGCCGAGTAGCATCTCCGCCCAATCGGTGATGCTGTCCCGGTCCTCGAACACGAGGGACAGTCGGTCGCGGATCAGCTGCTCAAACGGCAAGCGCGCCTCCTTGTGCGTCGCGTAATAGACGGCCTTCTGCGTGTACTCGTCGACCGTCGCGCACACAAACTCGTCGATGCCCATTTTACGATACAGCCCGCTCGTCAGTTTTCCACTGATGCGCTGGCCCGATTTCGTGATGACGACCTTGCCCAGCGCCAGGCTGTCGAGCGTCGAGTTGAATCCGCCGAACGGGTAGTAGTCGAGCACGACGTCGCAGCGCGAGATGGCGTGGCAGAACGCGCCGTACGGCAGTTGGTCGAGGATGATGAGCCTATCCAACGGCAGCGCGTGTCGCCGCAAGTAGTCGACCACGTCGGCGCGATGGTCGTGGACGAGCAACAACACGACCCCGTGGGCGTCGCGCTGCAGGATGGTGCGGACGATCGCGATGAACGTCGGGTGCAGCTTGAAGTACGTCTGCAGGCACCCGTACACCGTCGGCGTGCGTATGCCGAGTTGGTCGGCCAATGCGTCGACGGTGTCGTCCAGCTCGTCGCATCGGATCGACGGCCGGCTCCGCTCCACTAGGTTGTAGTAGTAGGTCCCGAGCGTTCCGAGCCGGAGGAGCCGCTCGCTGTAGTGCCTGGTCGCTTCTCCCTCCTCGTCGTCGAAATAGACCGACGACACGAAGTAGTCGATTTCCGGCAGCCCCGTCGTATCGGAATGCCCCCACGTGGCGATCTGGACCGGCGCCAAGCGTGCAAAGGCGATGAGGCGCGTCCTCTGGCACATCCCAACCTCGGGGTACACGAGGATGTCAAACTGCTCGTCGGCGATCTGTCGTCGCGCGGTGGAGAGTCGCTCGCTCAGGCGACAGACGATGCGCTTGTCCACCCCGACGACATCGTCGAAGAAGGCGTCGGTCTCGCACTCACTCGTCATGATCCGGACGTCGAACCGCTCGTCCTCCGACAGCGCCTTGATGATGCCGAGTCGGTCCTTCGCGACCGAGTGCGTCTTTAACAGCAGGCTCGATACGAAGCCGACCTTGACCCGTCGTCGGTCGGCGCGCGTCATCGGTCGGACGAGATTGGCGCGCAGGTCGGGGCACACGTGGACGTGCAGTCGGGCCATCTGCGTGAAGAGGTCGCGGTTGTTGCAGTGGTGGTAAGAGGCGTAGTAGCTGCGATTGTACTTGACGAACGCGTAGAAGCCGTCGATGCTCGGGTAGATGCCTTTGGGACCGCATTCCACGAGCAACTCGATGACTCGGTGTTGTTTCTGACGGTCGTTGAAGAGATCGTCGACGCGGTCGTGGAGCACCGTGCAGCTCGTCGCGAGCTGAAACAGCACGCTATACTCGCCGATCGTCGTCGTTGCGCCGACGCGGTCGCCAAACTCGCGGGAGTCGCGAGGGTTGAATGGAAGGTGGGCTAGTTGCGTCTGGAGAATGTACTGACTGCGATTGAGGTCCGCCAACAGGGTCTCCATGCTTGGTCACATGGTTCGGCGCTTTCTTTAACCCAGTTTGCGTGTCGATGGACCATCTGACGAGTCGACTCGTCAAGTATCGATTCGGATACACACATGACGCTTCTTGAAAATACAATTTGATGCTCCCCAAACGAAGATTTTGGAAGGATTGACTAAAGAGGAAATCCGGATTTTCGATATACTTTTCAATGATTCTTAGCCCAAATCTAGTACTCACGCCCTCGAAAAGTGCTTTGAAAATCTGGATTTCCTCTTTTGTTCCTCCTTCCAAAATCTTCGTTTGGGGAGCATAAAAATCGTGAAAAGGCAGGTTTGTCAAAAAGGGGGATGAGTTGCCGACTGCTGTTTGGGAGGGGTTAAGTTATTCTCGAAGGTCTAACATAACCAAGTCCGGTAATCACATCGCACAGCGCGTTTTAAAAAACAAAAGTAAATGTCGTTCTACGTCTCCATCACTACAATCGCGCACTACAAACCGGCGCTGGACATGCTCCTATCTTCGTTGCCTAGTGCTTGGAAACGACGGTACATTCTTGTTTACCAAAAGGAGGACCGAAACGACCATCGGGTCTTCGAGGATGGACACATCGAGGTGTACATGACCAACAACTTGTCGGATTATGGTAATTGGGTTGGGCTGTACATGCTCCTCTCGCGCGGTGTTGTGCCACACGACTCGTCCTTCCTATGCATCCACGACACGTGCATGTTCGTGGACGGCGACCGGTGCGACGAGCTGATGCGCGGCATCCTCGCACAGCACCCCGACGACGACGTGGTCTGGCTGTGCGATACGGGACAGTGCAACATATGCGTCCTTCGTAAAGCCGCAATCGACGTTGGGTACGAACGATACAAGGACATCGGGGCGATGACAAAGCGCGAGACGATCGATTACGAGTGGTATCATGGACAATGGCTGTCGCCCAAGTCTTTCCCGGTCAAGCACGCATTTCTACCATCCAAAACGGTCGAGTGTGGAACTCGAACGGTTTACAGTGCACAAAACGAGCGTCGTGTCCTGTTGTATCCGAGCATCAGCATGGAAAAGTACTATTACTTGACGCACGATGGACTGTCGCACCCGATGTCCCCCTAGTCGCATGTTACACAATGACATGCTAACGCAGTCTTCGGCAACTAGTCCCCTTTTTTTCGACAATCTCCATTTCGAACATTTCGACAAAAGTGTCAACTACAAATCCACCTTGAAAGGTTATGCTCCCCAAACGAAGATTTTGGAAGGATGAACAAAAGATGAAATGCGGATTTTCGAAGCACTGTTCAAGGGCGTGAGTACTAACCATTGAAAAGTGCTTAGAAAATCCTCATTTCATCTTTTGTTCCTCGTTCCAAAATCTTCGTGTGGGAGCCATAAAGGTTTGTCGAAATGTTCGAAATGGAGATTGTCGAAAAAAAGGGGACTAGTTGCCGAAGACTGCTGTGCTAACGACGATTTTGGAAGGTCGAACCAGCCTTTCGTCGCCTCTGTTCGACGCACCTAACGACGCACCTGTTGAGCCCAAATCTAGCACTCGCGACCTTGAAAAGGGCGTAGCAAAACACACTCAGAACGGGCTCGTGCGACCTTCCAAAATTCTCGTTTGGGAGGCATAAATGGTACCAGCTTCATGCTATCATCCTGTGACTCTCACGGCCCTGGTGCGACGCCCTTTCACACGGCCTCGACGGTAGGCGTGCAATGACGGCATTTTGCGTCACTGATTCTGAGACCACCTGTCCATCCACCACGGTTCTTACGTAGATGTCGACGGTCACATCACCCAGGTACGAGCAATTGCGCAACCTCGCTTCGCTCGGCCGCAACTCCGAGATTTGCTGGTTATCTCGAACAGTGGTTGGGAACTTTACATTGGCGTTGGTAAATGCAATTTCATAGCGAGTGTTCTGCACCCCGAACAGTGAAGACTCGTCCGAGTCGACAGATACATGGGAGTGCGTCTGAATGATCCCTGGAAGCGGTATGGCGAACAAAAAATTGCGCAATTTCGCACCCACTACTTAACGAAGGAACTTTCATACGTGAGTACTCAAAGTCAGGCCAAGAAACAATGGACACTAAAATGATTTAAAAGAAATGTATCG